ATCTTGTTCTTTTTTGCTAATTTTTTGTCTTCTTTAACATCTTTAGAAGAACCTTCAAACTGTGCCATATTATACCTCAGTTAATCGTAATAAACACGCTATTCAACGTGGTGTTAATGGTCTGTGTTGCCACAGGGTTAAAAGCAAATAGACCTCTAGAGGCATTTAAATTCGTATCTGGTCTTGGGTTGCGTAGAGCCTGTGGGTCATTTGCTACCTTTTGAGCCCCTACTATACCCACCCAGTTTTGTGGGTGGTCGCCACCAACTTTGTCCATGCACTCTGGACACACCCGCATGTTTACTCGTTTACCTATAATAACATAGGTGCGTAGTTTCTTTAAAGGGTACCTAAAACTGCACCTATCACAAAACGCATGGGCTATCTTTTCTCCAGCAAATTTAGTACCCATTTATATCTTCCACATAAGTAGGATAGCGTCTACTATATTCAGTTTTCCAATCATCGCCATACGCACGTTTCATATTACTAATGCGTCCTGCTTTTTTCCTGTTTTCTACTTGTTCAGGAGTGCACTTATATCCTTTATTATATGCTTTGCCCTTACGTGCGGCTATAGCTTTTTCTCTATACTCAGGATTAGCCCAGAGGGTTTTAGTTCGTTCTGATCTACTTTTTAATTCTATGTCTGAATATGTAACAGCCCCATTTTTATTATTATTATGATGGTTTATAGTGTCCCCCAGTATAGAAATGCACTGCTCTTCATACATTAATAGGTCTTTCTCTGTGCATAAAACTAATACAGTTACGTCAAATCCAACAGGCCCTAGTACATTATATGTGGACTTAAACCTTTCATACAGGCTTAAATGCTTGCCTCTAGTTGTCTTTAACTCTGAAAAATGCTGCATTGCCCTACGTTTTATATTAACCGAGCTCCCTATATACCTATGCCCTAGCGTCTTATCCGTAATCATGTACACCCCACTACTACAGGGTAAATCTAAATGCGAGATGGAGTTTTCTGTAAATTGATTAGCGCCCATATAACCTCCTAAATTAAAGAGATTATAGTTTACCACATCAATCACACTATTGTCCACATCAACCACTTACCAGCCCCCGCCGCCTACACTACCTATGTTAGGCACAAATCTAAAAGACACTCGTTGACGATCTTCATCCGCCGCCAGTTCAAAAGCCTCTTCATAGAGTTGTTTAAGCATAGGAATCTTGCTTTCTGCTTCAGGTGTTTTAAGAGCTAGGTTATAAGCCAGCCCAGCAGTCATAGCTTCTAAGAATCTAAAAGGAATATCAAGCGTATTTACGCCGCCTTGTCCTGCGTCTTGCATTCTACGTAACCGCCAATAGACCAATGTGTACCCAGTTTGACTAGGTAGAGGCCATATCTTAGCTGTAGGTGTAGGAGACTGTCTATCTACAAAAATCTGTATAGGACGTCCTTGAACTAACTTGTTTGGTATTGTTGCGTATGTAGAGACACTTATACGAGCTATTTGCAGGTCAACTTGGTTAGAAGTACTTCCGGGGTTTTGGCGTATGACAGTCTCTATTAAATCAATAGTATCATCAGGCAAATCATAAGTGCCCACTCCTACTAACAGAGGAAACTCCCCTTGTTCAATAGTCCATAGATTAAGACCTTTATTAGCCCAAGAAGCCAACAGGTAATTTAAAGACCTTCTAGCTGTTCTAAACTGATAACCCGTACGAATTTCTACACCTACACGTTCGTAGGCTTCTTCCATTATCTCAGCTATATCTGGGTTAAATGTAGTAAGACCTGAAGTACTCATTAGCCTACCTGAATAACAGAAAGAATAACAGCCGCAGAAGCTGGATGAATTGGCGTAGCAACACTAGCTGGAAAGGTTAAAACTGATACATGACCCGCTATAGAAAACCAGTCAAACTCAAAATAGCCCGCCGCTGCAAACTGAAATGTGTACTGAACTGTAAGGATTATGTGACCGTTTTTAGTTGATTTTCTAACAGGGACCCCAATAGTACTAGCAGAACCACTTGCTGCATTGCCGTTAATAACAGGCCACAAAGTAAAATCATCAGGGTTGGCAGCATCATCATTAGATAACTGAAGACTAATAATAATGCTATATACACCTGCATTAGTTAAGCTTATACGGTTTCCTACTTTAGTAACACCCTGAGTAAAGTCAGTAGTATCAATGCGAAGCTGAACAACAGTATTAGCCGCCGCTGTTTGGTCAAGTCCTAAGTCTTGAAACGCCCCGTAGTTATATAGAGTATTACGTGCATAAGCCCCAAACAAAGCTATTGTAGAACTTACATTCCCGCCTGACTGAACTAAGGGTACTAATTCTGCACCTGTTAGAGGAGTTGCCGCTGCGGGCATTGCCGATATTTTCTGATCTGCCATTACGATGACTCCAATACTATTTTAGAACTATCTTCTTGGAATACGTACCCCGAAGATTCCATGAGAATATATGACTTAAGATTAGGGGCGCCATTATGGTATAAGTCTACAACACCGCCATCACCGACATTTTCACCAAAAGACGTTTCTGCAGGATCATTGCAAGCACCTATACCTAAAGCAAAACCATCAGTAGTGTTAGCTAAGTCAGCAACCCCTGTATACCCTACATAAGGCATCTTAGCCGCCTACAACGCCAGCTTGGATCAATGTCATCGTAGCTGTACCAGAACCACTGTTTACTAAAATCTTAATAGCCGCTACAGGAAATGCGTAGTTACCGTCTTGATTATCTGTCTTAGATGCAATAGTTGGGTGAGAGTACCATACTAAAGTAGTTCCATCTTGTGGGTTGTTAAATGTATGTTGGATAGTGTAGTTTACTGTGCCTGTCGCTACAATGCCAAAACCCACGTTAAAAGGGCTGATATAGGTGTCAGTTGTAAGAATGTTGCTTGAGCCTGTACCTGTTTTAGTTGCTATCTGCTGACGCATAGTAGTTACCTTTGTTGTTGTCGTTGTACGGGCATCGAAGTTGGGTTGCCCTGAATTTGTAACCCTTGTGGGGACATGTATTGTGACATACTTGGAGGTTGTCCTTGTAGAGGTGTTTGCATTTGCCCTACTGGCTGCCCACCTATACCAGCGTCACTACCACTATTATCAAACCCCATATTAGTATTTGGGGGGTTCATTCCCATATTAGGACTGTTTTGCACTGGAGGTACATTTGGAGTAAGAGGTTGGTTAGGTTGCCCTTGCTGTGGGTAATCCATTAGTCCTTGGTTAGGAGAGGCGTAGTTGTTATATCCGTTCTGAGTATTCAGTTGTTGACCGTTGATGTTACCCTGACCTAAACCTAAAATACCACCATCTGCATAGCCTGTAGGAGCCGCTGCTCCCTCTGTAGGTAAACCCGCATCAGCAACTGGTGTTAAGCCACTCCCTCCTGCTTGTTTAGCTTGCAGAGCTTTTAATAGGCTTTGGAAATCAGTAGGGGCAGTAGTATCAGTAGATAGTCCAGCTGCTTTTAGTGCGTCTAAGTTTTGAACATCAGGCATACCACTACTTACAGTAGAAACTCCACTACCTACAGGTAGACCCGCTTTTCTTACAGCATCTAAGCTTTGAGGAGTGGGTGTTCCACTACCGCTATTTCCGCCCCCAGACATTAGCGCATTGCTCCTTTAGTATGACCCTTAGTAGCACAACCATCACCACGAGAAGCAGCTGATCTAACAGAACCGCCTTTAGCAAAAGCTTTCATTGGTTTAGCTGCAACTTTACCGCCTTTCTTCATTTGGCCTGTTTTTAAATATGACACTGTAGCAGGGTCTCTATTAGTTTTTACCCAATCTTCATACGCTGCCATTCTAGAATCTTTACTAGACTGTGACTCACCTTTAGAAGTTCCTGTTTTAGCTGTTGATGTTTTAGCAGTTGATGTTTTAGCAGTTGATGTTTTAGCAGTTGATGTTTTAGCAGTTGATGTTTTAGAGGCTTCTTTTTTATCTCCAAAGTCTTCAGATGGATTTTTCATACCAAAGTCTTCAGGTATCTCATACCCTTTAGGTTTAGATAACCCTGAGTAAGGC